GGCCAATACGATTCATTATGAATGTATTTAAGAGCCTCCATAAGCGACTGGGCTTTGCCCGGAGCGGAAATCTTAGATTTCTGCCGGAATCTTGTTGTAGCGGGATCTGCCTTCGAAAGGAGCCTGACCTTCAAGGTCTCGATCCAAGGACCCTCTTCATATGTTTCCTCTTTGTAACAAAGTTCCCGTGCCTTCCCTTCAAGGAAAGGCTGGACAAGGAAACACCTTTCACAATACTTCGCAACAACATTATAAATGCCATGTTTCTCTAAAGAAACTTCGGCGCCCATATCGATCATCGATTGGGTAATGTTGTTGAGGTATGATTCTTCGCCCAAAGCGCAGATATTATCCCCCCCAACGTGGTAAGCACGTGGGTGCGAAGGTTTCTCCCTCTTGTCACAAACAAATTGAGACAGATGGGGATAAGTGCGGTTCCAGGCGAGTTGCTCAGCAACAACCTGGTGGAGTGTAAGGACTGACGTAGCCAGACCTTCACCCATCATAATACCGCGCTTTGTGAAAAAGGTTTTCCCATCCATGAAGATCTGGCGTGGACTACAACAGGTTCCAATGACAAAGTCATTGATTTCCGATGTAAGTCCGCAACCAGAAACAAACCCTTGTAACAAGGCCTCAGCGATTGGATGTGGTATGTGATCTGTAGCCTCCTTGAGGTCAGAAGAGAGAAGTTTAAAGTCATGATCCTTCTTGTCAAAACCGTTACGGTTTTTGCAGAAAGCCCACGCCTGGTCGGCCTTTGAAAGGCCAGAAGCACAACACGATAAACATCTGAGATGTGAGGCGATGTTGTGTGCCAGGGGCTGCTGAATTATGGTGTTCCACCATTCAGTAATACCAAGAATTCTCACTTTATTGCCGCCCTCAGGAGCAGTCATAATGCGAGATTTTGGTATGGGATCAGACTTTAAGAGGGCACATACGAAGATTTGATCACCTAAGGTGGAATCAAACCCAAGTCTGTGCATCTTCTCAACACCCATCCATGTTGAGGATTCACCTGGGAGATAATCTCCAAAGGTGAGTGTTTGTTGGTAAAACCAATCCTGATCATACCGGTAAAGCTCGATATCGGGATTAATTCCACGATCCGGGTTACCGATTGTATGCCATCTATGGACTTCCTCTGAGTGAACCGAATAATTCGGTTCACCAGAAATCCACCTGGTAAGTGGCTTAGGCCTACACCAGTGGCGGAACCTTGGTTGGCCCTTAGGGCAGAACAAGGTAAGTCCATGGATATGGATGGTTTCATCTTCAATGGGTTCAACTGTAAGGATTTCCTTGACTGAATCAAGGACTTCCATCACTCTTCCCCCGTCTTGGATGGACCGCTCATAACAGGCGGCTGAGGAGAGTGATATATGGGAGGAACTTCCAAGTTTGTGGTGTTTCATAATGAAACGACCTATCTGCTTGGAACACTTGAAGACATCTGAGATGATTTCAGGGTTATGGACCCAAGGCTCAGAAACAACACTCTTGAAGCGTGTTTTGGCCTGTCGTGCCACATCAACATCTCCCTCAGGGAAATGGCGTGAAGAAAGGAGATGCGCTAGCATCTCTCCACGCTTGTGTGGTTTGCAAGTGCCGTTGATGACATCCTTGATTGAATCAAGGGTCAATAAGGAACGATACATGCCGTTATAAGGCGGTTGATCTTTCCCTTCAACGGCATTATGCAAATATAGACCAAAATTCTTCCATTCCTTACAGGAAATGGTAAGATTGGTCAAAGATTCTTTAAAAATCCTTCTTACCAGAGGTAAAAGGATATTCGACCTAATAT